TTCTGAATCTAATATAAAAACTGAATCTAATACAAGTAAAAAGGAAAAATGTGAAGCACCAGATAAAAAGGAAGCACAAGATAAAAAGGAAGCACAAGATAAAAAGGAAGCACATGAGGCAATAAGACCAGTATCTATTACAAATGATATTAGTTCTGATTTGCCACAAAAGGCAGTCAAATTATATCAACTTATTTTAACAAGAACATTGGAATCATGTATGCCATCGGCGCAATATAGTACCATTTCAGCTACCATTAGTGTTTGTATAGGAAGAGAAGGAGAGAAGATAGGACATGAATTTGTTTACAAGGCAGAACAAGTTGTATTCAAAGGGTGGCAAATTGTTAGTTGGAAGGCTGACGACGCATCAGAAAAGTCATATAATTATTTTGTTAATTTAAAACCAAACGCAGAGGTTTGTCCAAAGAAGATAGAAGCCAAAAATGTGCTGAAGGATTTAAAACAGCATTTTACAGAGGCCAGGTTAGTCCAATTATTAGAGGAAAAAGGAATTGGTCGCCCATCAACATTTGCGTCACTTATTGATAAAATTATGGAGCGAAAATATGTAGAAAAACAGAATATAGAAGGGCGTTCAGTTGAATGCCTTGATTTTTTGTTAGATGATACAAAGAAAATAACAGAAATTCCGTGTACAAAAGAGTTTGGTAATGAAAAAGGTAAGTTAGTAATACAACCACTAGGAATAATTGTAGTCGAGTTCCTGATAAAACACTTTAATACATTTTTTGATTATTCATATACAAAAGAAATGGAAAGCAATTTAGATTTAATTGCCGACAATAAGAAACAATGGGTAACATTATGCTCTGCCTGTAATCAAGACCTTATAAAGGTTGTCGATGGGGTAACCAGTTTAAAAAAGTTTGAAATACAAATAGACGAATATCATACAATTATTATTGGAAAGCATGGTCCTGTTGTAAAAAAGACACTAGCTAGTAAAAATAAGAAACCTGATATATCATTTATTCCTTTAAAAAAGGGACTAGATATAAAAGTCTTAAACGATTGGGAGCAAATTAACGGCAGACAACTTTCTCTTGAAGATGTTGTAGATTCATCAAATTCAATCAAAGACTCATTAGGAAAATACAAAGGCCACGATTTGTTTCTGAAAAACGGCAAATATGGTCCTTATGCGCAATGGGGGTCCAATATGAAATCATTAAAAGAGCTAGATAAACCTACAGATAAAATGGAATATATGGAAGTCATTAAGTTCTTAGACAGTGATATATTAGACCATACAAAACCAGTAGGTCTAGTCAGAGAATTGACATCAAATTTAAGCATACGAACGGGTAAATTTGGTGATTATTTATTTTATAAGAAGCCTCGGGCAAAGAAGCCTGAATTTCTAAAGCTAAATGATTTCAAGTCAGATTATAAGACTTGTGACAAGGAATTGTTATTAAATTGGATAAAACAGATGTATAAGATAGATGTATAAGATAGATGTATAAGATAGATGTATAAAGGTTAATTAACAATCGTATATTTGCGCTCACTTTGTGGTCTAAGCAATGTAAACTCTAACATAAATGAGTATTCAAATAATCCAAAGTCCACTTTTTGTCCATTATGGTATCGCAACTTACACTTTATTTTCCTAATTCTTTCAAGAGGAGGATTAAAATACTTAAATGGTGCTTGCTCAGCATCAAACCATTGAGATATGGGTGTTGTTGGTATAGCAATCTTGGCAAAGGAAGAATTAACCCGTCCATTTGTTTGATTTGTATGCGTTGTAAATTGCGACAGAGTATAAGGACTAGTTTCATCAATACAATTAAATCCATCAATCTCCATATAAATATAAGCCGCTCCCATAAAATTTATTTTAGCAGGTGCTTGTAAAAAATATACAATTGCTCCGGGTAATGTAGGTACTAGCCAATATCCATTATCACCTGGCGTAACATCTCCATAAAAAAAACGTGGGATACCTCCAACAACATTTACTACATCTGGATTTACACCAAAAAGAATGTCATTTATAATACTTGCGTTTTTTTCTACTTCAGCAGCAGATAAAGATTTAGCAGGACAGCGTGTAAATCCTAAATATGCGGGCAATCCCCAATCAGCAGTACTTGGTAATTGCTCTTTACGAATACATTGAGCCGCAACTATTTCTTTAGTAAATTGGTCAATATAATTATTTGTTAGTTCAAACTTGTCGGCTGTATTACCAAACCACAATCTTTGGGCAACTGAATTATAAACAATAACAAAACGGTCATATCCTGTAAATAACGCTAGCGCATAATTATATGCCGGTGTCTTAGTGAAAAAATCTGTAAGAACGTTTGTAACTGTTTGATTAAATTTGTTAGTTAGTTCAGTAGACATTTGGTCTGGATTATAAAATCCGGTTTCAATAGTTACAATAAACTCTTTATCAATGTAATTGTATAATCCGGCAAAAATAGCCTCAGTTAAAGGGTCAGAATATGAATTTTCACCAGGATTATATAATGTATTAAATCTAAATGTCATTGACACATTATAATTTACAGGAGAAAATACATTATAATTCGCAGGAAATGACCATGTTGACAATTTAACAGTCTGTATATTTAAATAATCTTGAGGGAATTCTATTTCAAACTCAGCGGCACCAGGGTATTTCATAAGGTCTCTATCTTCTGAATGAATAGAGACAAATTTTTTTTCGATATAGTATTGATTTGAATTGGGTATTAATGAATGTGTTGTTGATGTATTAAAACTGCTCATATAATAAATATTAGTATTATATTTTTATATAATTATTTTTATAATTATTTAAATTAAAAACAATAAATTAAAACACATAAATATTTATATTTACATTATATAAATGTCTGTAAATGCGAATTATAATGGTAGAAGTCCAAATAACACGTCAAATATTAAATACTTTGTTCCTGGACAAAATGCCAATTTATGGGTAGCAAAAAAATATCTAAATACAAATGTTAGTCCAAATGTATATGAAAATGTATTAACTCCAAGCAGTACAAATTATCCAAATCTTTATATTCCAGGTGACTTATTTGTTGATGGTTCAATTATTCATCCATCTGATTTATTGTTAAAGGATAATATTGTAACAATATCCAATGAACTGTCTGATACAATAATGAAGCTAAAACCAACACAATTTACGTATAAATCTGATACTCAAAAACAAGTTCATTATGGATTTATAGCACAAGAATTTGAAGAACACTTGCCAGAATTAGTTACAAATAAACCAAACCCAAATTCAAATGTTAATCCATCAATGCCTAAAAGCTTAGAAACAAATAATATAAAGGCAATTAATTATTTAGAGATTGTGCCTTTGTTAGTTAATAAAATACAAAGTATGCAAAAGGAAATAGATGAAATGAAATCAATAATAAAGGGAAATAAATAATAATAATAAAAAAATATAATATAAATCAATCATTTTTGACTAAACAAACTAACAAAATAAAATATTTATATACAACTACTATATAAATATTTATAAAATGGCCGACCCTGTGATAACTTCAAATATGGCAAATTTTTTATACGCAATAATAATAGCAGCTGTATTTTCTATATTTTGTACTATAGGGGTTCAAACTGAAACCGCATTAGAAGCATTAATTGGAGAATATAGCATTATTGGTGCTGCTGTATTATTAATAACAGTGCTAAAAACAATGAACATTCGTGACCTAGGTCAACTAACCCAAATAAGTACAATATTTACATTAGCACCATTTTTGCTTATATTGTTTATTATAATTTATTATATTGTAATATTAAGTATTTATTTTAATAGGATAGTAAGTAATAAAATTTCGGATTATTATTATTCATTTTCAAACATATCAACAATATTAATTGTTGCTCAAATATTTTTGTTAGTTAGTACAATTGTAAAGAATACAAATTTACCTCAAAAAACATTTGCTATTTTAATGTTATTAGGAACAATAAATGCTATTGTGGTGATTACTTTAGGAATCATTCTAAAATTTTATACGACTGATTGTTAGATTTTGTTTTATGGTAATAAAATTAAATTCGAATAAATTTATAAGTAAGACCATAATTATAATCGGTTTCCCATATGCCAGCAATCTTTAGTAAAAAATTATTAGATATTGTGTCTATATTATCAGAAAATATCTTAATATTTCCATTACTAATTTGCTCATATATTTTGTATTGCGGCGATTTGCCCTTAATATTGATTTTGTTTAAAATATTTTCCTCAATATTTTTAATTCGATGAATTATATTAATATGAGTGCCAATATCAAAGGAACATTTATACTTATTATAATATTTTTCTATTGTTAGTTGGTTGATAGAAATAGACAAATATATTCCATTCAAAATAAATATAGGTGTAGAATATAAAATTCGAATAAAGTTGCCATCATTCATTATATTATTTTTAATAGGGTCGCAAAAATAAACATAGTCATCATTGTATTGTTCTATAGTTTTAACAATATTCATTGTAATTATATTATAAAACATTTTCTTTTTATCCCATTTGTACTAATTATTTCTTTGGATTTGTTAGTTTACTTTACAATTTAACCCTAATAAATATAATTAAACTACAATAATACAATATAGTTTAATTAACAAATAAAGAATGTTGGATAGTTAATATAATATTAACAACAATGAAATTTTTGGAAACTCATTTTGAAGAATATATTAATGTAATTGAAAAGAATAATTTGCATAATAAACTAACAAAAACATACTCAAAATTTCCAAAAACATTGAATAAAATGGGAAATATAGTGTTTTATGGTCCTAGTGGTGTTGGTAAATATAGTCAAATGTTATATGCTATAAAGAAATATAGTCCATCTGAACTAAAATACGAAAAAAAATTCAGTCTTGTCTTCAATAAACAAACATATTTTTTTAAAATAAGTGATATTCATTTTGAGATTGATATGTCTTTGTTAGGTTGTAATAGTAAACTATTATGGCATGATATTTATCAACAAATTATTGACGTTATTTCAGCAAAATCAGACAAATCGGGTATTATTGTATGTAAAGAATTTCATAATATTCATAGTGAATTGTTAGAAAATTTTTACAGTTATATGCAAGAGAATAATTCATCAGCTATAAATATAAAATTCATTTTGTTAACAGAAGAAATAAGTTTTATTCCAGATAATATTCTAAATTGTTGTGAAATAATACATATTTCAAGACCTACAAAAGTATCATATACTAAGTGTGTTAAAGAAAAACTACCAGTAGATATGAAAACCGAAAGTATTACAAATATAAAAAATTTACATGTAAATGTAAACGAACTAATGTACCCATATAAAATAATTTGCGATAAAATTATGAATGAAATGATAAATATTAATGAAATGAAATTTTTAAAATTTAGGGACATATTATACGACATATTTATTTATAATTTAGATATAACAGATTGTATATGGTATATATTATCAACATTAATACAAGAAAAACGGTTTGTAAAAGGAGATTTATCTGAATTACTAATAAAAACATTTAATTTTTTAAAATATTACAATAATAATTATCGCCCAATTTATCACTTAGAGAGTTACTTATTTTATTTAACAAGTGTAATCCATGGATACAAAATATGACGAAACCAAAAAAAATCCAGAAGATAAAATGAATATACAAATAGCATTGAATTTGTTAGATATTGATGAAAATTATCAAGATATAACAAAGGATTTTGTTAAACGTAAATATCATAAAATGGCATTAAAATGGCATCCAGATAAAAATGGCAACACAATAGAGGCAACTCATCGTTTCCAGAAAATAAATGAAGCACATATATATTTGGTAACTGAATTGTGTTTGGATAATGATAGTAATAGTGATAATGATAATTTTGTTAGTTCATCATTCTTTAAGGATACAAAGCATGATACAAAGAATGATACAAACCTTTATACATCATTATTATCTATGTTTCTAGCTAATATATTAAAGGTTGATTCAAAAGTTATGTCAGAATTGTTAATAAATATTATAAAGGATATTGTGATAAACGGCTACAAAGTAATTTCTACAAAAATCATAGATGACCTAGATAAGGAAATGTCATTGGAATTGTATAATTTCTTAAATAAATACAAACATATTTTGTACATTTCATCTCAAACATTGGAATTTGTTAGTTCATTGATAAAAGAAAAGTATAAAAATGACAGTGTTTATATATTGAATCCTAGTATAGATGATTTGTTGGATAACAATATATACAAATTATATGTAGATGAGCAGCTATATTTGGTACCATTATGGCACAATGAGCTATATTTTGAAGACCTTAATAAAAATGATATTATTGCTTTATGTCATCCTGAGTTACCTGATAATATTACAATTGATGAAAATAATGATATACATTGTGATTTGTTAGTTGATTTTGAAAAAGAGGCAATAATATCCTTTGAAAAAGGATTGTCTCTTATTATTGGTAAGCGTATATTTAAAATTCCCTTTGAGAAATTATATATAAAAAAGGAGCAAAAATACATAATTAAAGGACAAGGTGTTTCAAAAATTTGCGAAGATGATATTTATAATCAGACCAATAGCAGCAAAGGAGATATTATTGTGAATATTACGTTTAATTAAGTATTTCATATTTTACAATTACAACAAAAGAAAAAATATAATAAACAAAAGTCTATTATATTTGGTTTTATTTTTATATTAAATTAAATTTTAAATTATACAGTTTTATATACAGTTTTATATACAGTTTTATATACAGTTTTAAGCATCAGTCTTCTTCCTGACAATCTTCTTCTTTTCAGTAGCCTTTATCTCTTCAACCTTAGGAGGTTCCTCAACCTTTTGTACAACAGGCTTTTCAACAACAGGAGCAGGCTCATCATCATCTGAATCCTCAACAATTGTCGCAACAGCTCCCTCAGGGTCAATATCATCGTGCTCGACAGGAGGCAATGCCTTCAACTTCTCCTTATCGGCAGTCTTCAACTTGATAAAGCATTGTCCCTCCATAGACGCCTTGGGCTTCTGTACAATAGCCTGCTTCAAATTCCAAGTAATAGAGAACTTTCCATTTACAAACCAAATTCCACCACATTGTAACAAGCAAATCACATGGGTCTTTGGCTTCAAGAAATCCAAAGGTGTAACCAAACCAGATGTCTTACCGCCAACATATAGAGGCTCACCTTCCTCATCATAAATTTCAGACTTCCAAACGCCCTTCCAACAAGGAACCTTAACAGTAAGAGTGGGTGCCTTGCTAGTATCAGGTTCATCAGTACCCTTAAACTTGGGATGTCTGAGCATAACATTAAACTTCTCATCAATAATCTCAGGATTAGTAATAACCTTACCAAACCACTCCTTTGAATTAGCAAGACCATCGGCCTTAATCTTAGCCTCCAAAGCACGCATATTCTTCAAAAATGCCTCACAATCAGCATTAGGAAAATCCGCATTAGGAAATTGTAAACTCATTGTAAACTTACCAGTAGGCTTCTTTGCCTGGTCCATACCCTCTTGGGCACCCCAAGTCAATATAAGAGGAGTCGATAGTGTAAGAGACTCCTTAAAATATTTATTATATACATTCACAACCTTTCCGCCAGACTCATGGGCCTTGGGGGCCGAATATGAGAATGCGTTAGTATCAATATTAGTTCCGTCAATAATTGCTTCTGCCATCTTGTCTATATTTATACTTATAACTACATGGTTTGTCTTTAAATCAATTTTTTTTTGATATATTAAAATAAATTTAAAACCTTATTTTTTCAAAAATTTGTGAGCAAAATGGAGTCATTATTTGTTTAAAAAATAAAAAAGTCTATAAATTCTATAAATTTTATAAATTCTATAAAAAAAAGGATACAAAAGGAATTATTTATATAATATATATAACAACTATGTTGCATCCTGATTATTTTAACACCATTTGTGACAAATGTTTTTTAACGGCAACTAATAATGCTTTGAATAATGATAATGATAAATCTTCTGATAAATCTTCAGATAAACAAGGAAAAATTTCTAAACAAACTAACAAAAACGAGAACTATATTGTTAAACCAAGTGAATACAATCTTATTTTGGAAAATAATTACAACATAAGTCAATTAAAGTATTTGAATAAACACTATAAATTAAGAATTAGTGGCACTAAACCGCAACTTATTTCGAGAATTTATTCATTTTTATTCTTATCATTTAACGCAACAAAAATTCAAAAAGGTTTTAGAAACCATCTTCAAAAAAAATACAATAACTGTCATGGTCCGGCAGTAAAAAATCGAAGATTATGTACAAATGACGCTGATTTTTTTACAATGGATGAATTAAGGGAATTACCAGTTGAGCAATTCTTCAGTTTTAAAGATGTAGATGGTTTTATTTATGGTTTTGATTTGATGTCATTTTATAATTTGTTAAATAAAACTGACGGACAAATTAAAAATCCATATAATAGACATCCAATTTCCGATAATATTATTTCTGATTTTAATACATTGATTCGCATGAGTAAAATTTTAAAAATCTCAATTAATGTCCATATACAAGATATTAGTGCTGAATTATCCAAAGCCAAAAACATTGAACTGAAAACTGTGGCATTATTTCAAAACATTGATGCCCTTGGTAATTATTCACATCCAAAATGGTTTATGGACCTTAACCGAACACAACTAATTAAAATGTTTAGGGAAATTATTGATATCTGGTCATATCGAGCTCATTTAACAAACGAAATAAAGCGCAATATTTGCCCACCTGTTGGGAATCCGTTTCCTCGAATTGTAAACTTTCACAATTTACAGACAATGGGAGATTTAGACGATATTAGAGAATATATTTTAAATATTTTAGAGAAATTAGTGTTGTCGGGTATTGATAAAGATAGTAAATGTTTGGGAGCATATTATGTTTTAGGAGCACTCACTTTAGTAAGTACAGATGCGGCTAATGCTTTACCGTGGTTGTACCAAGCTTTGACATATATTTAATAACAATACGTTAAAATATAGAAATAATCGTTTATTTAGCAATTTTGGAATTATTCAGACCAATTACAATCATAATATATATGAAATACACAAAATAATATATATTATGCGTTAAACTACTTAAAAAGAAATCACTGTAGTATAGTATAATAAGATGCCCAGACAGGTTAAAAAGAACTCCACTGAGAATGCTCCCGCCCCCGTTGCTACTAATACTGCTGCTGTCCTCCAAGTTGAGGCTGCTGCCGAGGTCAAGCCTACTAAGGCTAAGGCCGTGAAGAAGGTTGCTGAGACCAAGCCCGTTGAGGTCAAGATTGAGGCTGCTCCCGTAGTTGATGCTGCCCCTACTACTACTACCGATGATGTTGATACTGCTATTGCTGCCAAGTCTGCTGAGTTTTCTGCCAAGCTCAACCAGGTTAGTACTATGATTGCTAGTCTTAAGTCTGAGTACAAGACTATGGAGAAGCAGTGGGCCAAGGAGCTCAAGGCTGCCAACAAGGTCTCTTCCAAGAAGAAGAGAAAGTCTGGTAACCGTGCTCCCTCTGGATTTGTTAAGCCCACTCTTATCTCTGATGAGCTTGCCAAGTTTTTGGAGAAGCCCATTGGAACCGAGATGGCTAGAACCGATGTTACCAGACAGCTCAATTTGTATATTCGCGCCAACAGTCTCCAGGACAAGGAGAATGGTCGCAAGATTAACCCTGACTCCAAGCTCCAGACCCTCTTGAAGCTTAAGAAGACTGATGAGCTCACTTATTTCAATCTCCAGAGATACATGAGCCCTCACTTCCCTAAGGCTGTTGCCGCGGTTGCCACTGCTTAAAGTGTAGTAAAACATGATTTTACTTTTAAAAAAATATAAAAAAACAAAAATAAGTGTAAACTTAAAACATGGGTTCTCGAGTGGTCTGTATATTTATTTTGGATAAAGCCGCAAATGTAGCTCCAAAATTATTACCCATTAAAAGAGGCAAGGCTTAAGATCTTGTGCGTAACGCTTCCAGGGTTCGAATCCCTGCCCATGTATTAATAATAAAATTTTATATTATTTAATTTTATTATTCTTTCTTCCATATAAAATTTCCAGCAAGATGCATATGTTGTTTTAATGCCTTTCCAATTGTTGATTTAGGAATTCCAGTTTGTCTTGAAGCTTCATTTATGCTTTCATACTTATTAATTATTTCATTATTTGTACTATATTGAATTACTTTAATTCCTAATGATAATGACATTATATTTCTATGTTTTGTTATATTCTCATTATTATTAAAATATGTAGTTACTATTTCCTTTATTTTTGTCTTTGTCTCTTCAGTTTGAAACGTTCGTCTGTTCCCTTTTATTGCGTTTTTCCATTTTCCTGAATTCTTTAATCCATTTTTTATTTTTTTTCTAACATATTCACTATTCATTATTATTTTATTTATATTTGACATTTTAGTTTTAAGCTCTGGATTTTTTGAATATTTATTTTTCATAAAATTACTTATTTTATTTATTGTTTCTTGACTATGTTTTTTTCCATAAAAACCTCCACCTTCGCCTCCGGGAGTTAAATTATATCCGTTTGGTGCCATTGTGTTATATTTTTTAATATACTCAATTTCATATTTATATCTGTCTTCATCAAAACATATAATTAAGACTTCAAACTTAAAATTTTCAATACCATATTTATTTACAGCATCTTGAAGAGCAGGACAACCAATACCCTTTTGAATTTTACTTTTATGTTCATTCCACCTTAACAAAGGATTTGATTTTTTTGTTTCTCCAATATAACATTTATTTGTTATTATATTTCTTATTTTGTATATATACCCCATTTTATTTATTTATATTTTATGTTTTTATATTTTTATTATAAAATAATGTCTATTTTGAATAGATATTATTATATTACCTAGATAAAATTAAAATACTTACTATGGATTCCGCAAAGCAAAACTTTCAAAGTCCTCAACACTATCATCTGCGCGTTTGTAAGTGGCTAATCCAATTAACAACTGTGTCTTGCTAATATGAGGCTGATATTTTAATACATCATCAATTGTAATATTTTCATCTTCCGATAAAAAATGATAATTCTCATTCAAAATATATCTTACACAAAAGCTACAATCCAATTCCTGTGTTTTTAATATATCAATCAATGGTACAGCATAAATATACTCCTTTAATTGTTTACGACTATATTTCTTGTTATATAAATCAAGCATTTATTTTATATTTATACTTATACAAAATAGAATTATTTTTATATATTTATTTACCGAATAAATATAAATCCATCTTCCCGCATTATTTCTTGAAGTAATACATTATTAATAGGGCCATTTATAATTTTTATGTATTTGAAATTCTCCAAACTACATTTATCGTCTATCAAATCAAACATCTGGTTTATTCTTTCTAACAATTCCAAATCTGAAATATAATCTGTGTTATCTTGTAACCAAGAATAGAAATTACCTTTTGTTTTATCATCTTTATATTTATAAAATAATTTCAACGTTTCGTATAAATTAATATCAGCATTCTTACCTTTGATTTTATCTTTGTCTTTGTCTTTCTCCTTTCCCTTGTCTTTGCCTTTACCGTGTAATGTATTTGCGTGTACATTGTCATCTGTACCTGACAATATACAGATTTCTTTAAATTCTGTATGTGACATAGATAAGTCTCCAAGAATATCTTTCATATTATATAAAACTATGCTATGATTTATCAAACTAAAATAGCGTAACACTCTTGTACATCCATAAACAAACATATCCATATCTTCAGACAAGCAAGCCCATACAATCTTCTTTAAAACAAGTAGCGCACATAGTTCATCGGCTTCACCAGGTGCGTCGTAATATGTAGCACCATAAGCCCGAATAAGCGACTTTATCAACTCAATTTTGTCCCTGTTTATATTAACAAATTGCTTCTTTAATTGGTCCATCGTATTTATAATGTCTTGTTTTTCAGTGTCATCGTAAGAAATATTGTTTTCTAGACTCTTTTTTAATGTTTCGTATTCTTGTTGTGCTTCTTTTTTATCCTCTTTTCTCTTAACCAACAGTGCTCTTTTTTCGGGCGGCGGTTTGCCGTCAAATATAAAAATTGGTGTAATGTTATAGTGTCTGAATATAGATAGCATTAGATACATATTTTCTAATAAAACATTGTCAGTCTCATATTTATATAAGTAAATACTAACATCAACTGCTATTTTCTTCCCACTCAAATTTGACATATGCATAACATGAATAGAATTAGAACATTTTTCTCTCAAATAACTATTTAAAAATCGGATTCCCATTTATTAATATGACTCTGGTTATAACAATCTATTTTAAGATAATTTAAAAATCAATTTTTATTTTACTCTTATAAAAGAGATGAACTAACAAATATTCAGAATAAAATTGATTTTATATAATTTGTTAGTTCATCTCTTTTATAAGAAAATAAAATGGAGACAAGAAGTCAAACAAACTATGAGAAAAGTGCGTTATATGAGGTAAATATTGACTTTGATGAGGCCTCCGCTTTATGGCGTCAGAATAAGAAACATATTGGTCAAGGTCATTTCAAGTATATATGTACTGCTGTTAAAAAGGATGGTAAAACTTGTTGTAAAAATGTAAATAAAAATAATGATTATTGTTGGGCACATCGAGGTTATAATAAAGAAAAGTAACTTTTAGGAATTTATAATATTTAATATTTGTTTATTATATAAATGTCATTTGAAGTGGGAGATGATATAGTAAACCGTAACAATGAATTTTATATAGTAGAAAAGGTAGAAGTCATTCGTTTGCCACCAGATACACCTGGAGGCCAAGGTGATATTGCTAGGTATCACTATGATATAAAAAAATACGATACGGGAGAAAAAAAACGTATATTTTTTATTGTTGAAGAAGACCCTGATAATAATGTAGATACAAATGGAGTAACATGGAACAAAATTATAGCAAGAGGAAAAAATAAAACTAGAAGAAAGCAAACTAAAAGAAAAAGACGCCAATCTAAAAGAAGAAGACACATACAATCTAAAAGAAGAAGAAGAAATTAAACTATAAAAATTTATATTATCATATAATATTAATATTAATATAAATGGAAAAAAGTAAAAGCGCAAGTACAAGTATGTCTTTTAGTCAGATAAAATCAAACTGTAGTGCGGATAAATTATTAAAATTCTCCGAAAAGCACTATACTTATATTAATCAGATTTTTGGAGACGCAACTGTAAGACAAATTATTGAAGAAGAATATCCTACAGCCTGGGAATTCAAAGTAGAAAAAGCTGGTCCGGAATTTGGAAACTCTTTTCATCACACTGTAATAGACCGTGAAGACCCTGATTTATTTGTTTGTAGTGTTATGGATGAAATTCAAGATTTACATAAAAATCTGAATGACACTCTTTGCCAATCCTATTCCCTAATGAATTACTTTGAAATACCAATTCAAGCCTCAGGAAAAAAAGGAGAACAAAAAGAAATTGCACAAGAGCAAAACCAAATGGCAATGGTACAAATGTATCGCGATATTATTAACGGCACTTTAGAGAATTATGAAGGTATTAATTTTAAGGAGATACTAACAAATGAAATTTTAAGAGTCAAACAAAACAAAAAATTATGGCGAAATTTTGCGTCTAGACGTGGTGGTCACATTAATATGTCTCCAACTGTCCTTTTCAAAAATATTGAAGACACTCTGGATGAATGGGAAGAATATGGATATTGGTTTTTTATTGGAAAGGGTGAGTGTCCAACACATAACACATATAGTGCTGAGATGAACTATTTAAAAGATAGGTCTACCGAGATTTCAAATGAACGTCATGAAGTACATGATATGGGAATAGAAGATATGAATCGTGGTAAATCAAAAACTAATTCCAATTCCAATTCTAAAACAAAAAAAAATAAATCTACTAGTGCTAGCAGAAGAAGTAGTTCTAAAGGAGGGACTAAATCTAAATCTAGTAAAAGTGGTCGTTCTAACAAATAGCTTATCCAAGCTCACACAATGTCATACGCAAATTACTTAATAAAAAAGTGGAATAAGAATCTGAAGATTTTTTTGTAGTATTTGTCATCTTATTAATTAATTTTTCACTACATTCAATATTACGTAAAAATTCAGGTCGCTTATATCTTGTAGCAATAAAGTCACAAAGCCGGTTTTGAGCATCAATTGTCTTCTTAAATTGAAGCATCGATGTATTATTTGCCTTACACCAAATCAGAAAATCCTGGTAATTATTCATCAATATAGTTGTTATTATATAATACGACAGCACATTGGTATTTTCCTTGTAAAATGTCTTACGCAATGAATCTGAATATGCTGTCTTTTCTATCAAATGTCTATATTCAACATCCATAAATTTTAAAACCTTGGTCATCTGATAAAACGCAAAAATGCGTTCAAAATTCACAAAAAACTCTGAATTTGTTAACATCTCATTTATATCCGTTTTATCAGAAGCATTCGCGTAACTACAAAATAATATATTCATTATTCTAGCCCAGAACTCTGTATATGCCTCAAAAAGATTCACATCGGACTTAATAGGAAACAATGCCAGAATTTTATTATGACACGATGTATTGTCCATATCCGAAAAATCTAATCCATAATTGTGCATCGATTCATGTAGCAAGACTTTCAACCATTCTTCCAAACGGTAAATCACAATTTCTCCATTTGGCTGACATGTTCGAGTAAAACCTGTATTGACATTGTCCTCATCCAAGACATCTATATTTGTAGCAGGAAGAACTTTTGTTAAAAATGTATGATAAATATATATAGACAATTTGTTAGTACAAGACTTTGAAGCATGCTTATTTACAATATAAAACCAATACAAAATATAGTCAACATAGTTATTGTATTTATCTATTTTGATTTCATTTACTGATTGTTCCAATACAAAATAAATGTCAAATGCTCTGTCATATAAATGGCAAGAATAATGTAATGACGTCAGTGAATATTCATCAATTGTTTTTCGCGCTGTAACCGGAAACCCGTGAATACTAAATGTTTTGGGTTTTGGGATTTGCTTTATATGGTCAATGCTTGTAATCTTGAGATTATAAAATGATTGTTTTTTTTGCTTGAAAATGTGCTTTTGTTCTGCGATAAATGCGGCGGCACTAATTATTTCTGTAAAAAACTGAGAAAAAAAATTGTCTGTGGTCCTTGTTTGCTTAACCGGTGTTAAACAATTATTTTCAACAAAAAATGACATTAATTTATGGCTTTCATATGTAATTTTCATTATGTATATTTTATATTATAATATGATAATATTAATATAAAATAAAATAAAATAACAAAATAACAAAATAACAAAATAACAAAAAAACAAAAAAATAACGAGAAATATAAAATAATATTATTATATAACATAATGGTACAACCAAGTGATTTAGTTGAAGGTAGCTCATATAATATATCTGAAAATGGTAATCCTATACAAGCTAGGTTTGTTTTTAAAAGAATAGATGAGGGATTGGCACTATTTGATAGATTTAATATAAATAACGGTATTGAATCTGAAGAAGGTGTAGAAGAAGGATATGATTTAAATAATAATCTGTTTTTAAATAATATTGTAGTTTTTCCGTTTATTAATCAACAAAATAAGAGAATGAAGCTTAGTGGTGGCAGAAGAAAGTCTAGGAAATCCAAGAAATCTAGAAAATCCAAGAAATCTAGAAAATCCAAGAAATCTAGAAAATCTAGAAAATAAATTTATATTTAGTAAAATATTATAAATATAAATTTTATAAAACTAAAACACCTATACAATACCATTTTCCAACTTATTGCGTAAAATCATGAGGTCATCTAACACTTCAGGTTCCTTACCCCGCCTATATAAAATCAACTTCGCATTCTTAGTCTCGACTAAAGCCACACTCAATTCAGGATGTTCTTTAAATTTTGCTGTATTACCCGCATTCAATGCCTTTGCAGCTCGTTTCAAAAAGAAATCAGGGTCCACGGTAACTGTCTTGGGTCTAATAAGTTCGTCCTTATATTTACCACTTTCGCTTCCAGCGCCTTTTGCCATATTTGGGTCCTTTGAAAGCTCAGTTCCAGAATCCAATGAAAACGACAAATAAAAATCTGGGTTCCTCTTCTGAAACTTAGATGCCTGATAATAATGCTCAACAGATGACCATCTGTGATTATCTAATGTAAAAGGTTGAACCCAAAATGCGTCTAATTTTCGGCGCCAATCGGTAATATTATCTAGCTGGGCAAATTGTGGCTCTAAACTAGCAGGCACCTTTTCCCCAGCCCCTTTACCAGGTACATGTTTATTTGATGCTTGTGGATGTAATACAAAGACAATATTATCATCATATAAATTCATTATCTTTGCTTCACCTAATTCATCAAAACGTGGCTTTTCAGCTTTACTTCCATTTACCTGGGCCTTGAAATTCTCAAAATCAGGAATTAGTGAAAAGATGCCAGCATTTCGTTCCATACACTTGTCAACAATCATTCGTTTTACATCATATGGAATCTCGTTAAAGCTGAAAATTAATTTGTGTTTATAAGTAATTAACTTGTAATGGTCACCTGTATGGTCAATAATAATATAAACTTCCGGGTCAAATTCACCCCTGCTCTCAATAATTGTGTCTATATCCGCCCCACATTGAAGAACATTATTCAAATCACCACGACCCTTATCATAAATAGAGCTAGACATTATAATAAACTTAATGTTCAATATACGCTCTAATGTATTTATCGTCCAATCATCACCCCAAAAGTGACATGTTCTTACATAGCGTTTAAGGTCTTCTAAACCTTTCACGTCTTTCATAAAAAGTACATCGCTGATGTTTACCTTGGCAAAATCATGTTCTGCCTTTAACCGAATATATTTCTTATGTGTATCAGTCGCCGCAGCATTTATTAACAGCCGCTGATTGTGGTCTATAGTTGAAACTAATTTGGCCTTATAATTATCATATTCCGTCTTATATTTGATTGATTGTGCTTTAGTATTGGCTAGCTCTGTGGCATACATATCATATCGCATTTTATATGTGTCAAAATTGGATTGTTTTATTTCTCTTGAAATCTTGTCTCTTAATTTACCAACAGTCGTGTCTTGTCCAATGCTCTGAAATGCGTCGCGAATTGTAGCAAAAAGGCAATCACCTCTACCTTCATTATCTAACAATCCATAATTTTTATTCTTCATGAATTTCTGTATCCATACATCTTTATCACCCTCGTGATATTTTAATCTAAAATCTGCGGCATCTTTTGCTCCTTCGGGTTTCAATGACGCCGCGATATTAGCGCTTAACCGTGGTACAAAAATGTCGCGACGTATTTGTGGTATAAGAATTTCTGTAACCTTGCTTTCTTTTAAATCCTTCTTTTTTAAATCCTTGCCTTCTTTTATATCCTTGCTTTCTTTTAAATCTTTTCCTTTTTCTTTTTTTCGTTTCTCTAATTCTTCATCTTCTGGAATCAATCGTAACTTATTAATATATTCATTTGTGGCAAATGTATAAAAAAGAGGTTCATTAAACTGTTCAATATTAATATCCCCTTCTTCATCCATGTAGTCCATAACATTAGTTGATGGAATTTCGTATACTCCAATTTGAATTACTTTATTATTATGTTTTACTAAATAAATTGGAAAAAATGTTATATTTTTATTGGCAAAAGTATTTTTGGCTGAACCAATGGCAATAATAACATTTATATTCATGTCTGGTAATTCAATCTGAAATAAACTGCTCTCCTTGCTTAAATCTTCAGGATATACCTTCTTTAATTCTGGATAATTTATGCTTTCATCTATTTTAGATACAACCATTATTGTATATAAGTAATTTAGATTTAATATTTTATTTTTTTAAATAAAAATACAATATTATTTGAGCTTTACCAAAGCAAATACATTCGCATTTTTGGGTCTGATGTTAACTCAGTCATATACGCCCACATATTGTGTCTCTGTTTTACTACATCTTCGTTCTCAGGCTGCCCCTCATAAAAAACAATAGTTGCTACAATATCTTGCTTCTTACATTTAGACGCTTTAATAGTCTTATCAATACCATAATAACAGCATATTTTTATCAGGTCTTTTATAGTATATTTTTCATTATAATATATTTCGTCTTCACCATAAAAAATATTTTTTTCAACATAATATAACAACTCATTATTGTGTTTTGTATTTGTATTTGTATTTGTATTTGTATTTGTATTTGTATTT